CTCGCTTGCCCAAGAGCAATCACCCACAACGTAGTAACGTTTTAGTGCTGCGGGCAAATCATTCAATGCATCGTAGTCCTTCAAGTGCATCAACTCAAGCACATCACCGTTCATAATCTTGCGACCAATCTGTGCAATCATGTCGTTGTAATGGAATGTCATGATTACTGTGCCAGTTTGCAAAAAAATGCCAAACTGCGTTAGGTCAAAATCGTTGTCACTGCGCTGATAAATGCCACGCATGATGTAAACGTCTGGGTCGTATTTGCGATCGCGATTTTCCAAAAACAAGATGTCTTGGATGTTAGCTGGGCTTTGATTAGTGTAAGTTGGCTGTGTTGCATCGCCCGTTGTCCCTGATGTGCCAGGGCCTAAATATTTGTGCAGTGCGACACCCGTGCCACCAGCAACGTACATTTCAGAGACCTGCCTATCAATCCAACGATAGTCAGCCCCTTTTTCTGGTTTCCACATGCTAATTCGTGCCATTTTATCCCCTCAGTGTGGTATTTATCTATTTTTTCTGTTGACAGGACCGTAAAAAGGCTATATACTAAGCACATCGCAACAAACACACATATGAATGCCTTTAGTGAGGTGAGGCAATAATGCAGTAAGTTACCTTTATTTTTATAGATTATAATTGTGAAAAGGCCACGAGATTCAATGCTCCTGAGCCTTTTCGACGTTTTTCAGCAATGAAAACGGTTGACTTTTGTAGAAAATGAGTGTATAATACCCACATGGAAGTGAAAAACAGCATGGATTGGGCAATTGCTAAAGCAGAATTGTTAGCAAGTTTTAACAAAGCGACTGGCAACAATTTCTCTAACAGGCAGCACGCCACCAAATTATTGCGGCGAATTGAGGGTAAAGTTCGTCGCTTGTCGTACGCAGAGCTAAATTCACGGCGCCACAACATTGGCGCAAACTTGCGAAACGTGCAAGAAGCTACAATGGAAGTAAATAAAGAGATTCACGATTTAGAGAATTGGCTTTTATTGTTAATGTTATCAAAATAACCGGAGTAAAAAATGGCTACAGTAGCAGGCGTAAAGATTAAAATCAAAGCAAAAACAAAACGCGAACCAAACGCAAAGCTGGGCGCACTTGGCGAACCAGTGTGGGACGCTGACAGGGCAGTTTGCTTTGAAGACGCAGAGTACGATCACTATTTGCGCAAGAGCTTGAATTACTACAATTACAACTTTACGCAAAAGGACTTGAAAAAGTATGTGGCGGCATGGATGCACGAGCATGCTAAATGGGGCAAGGAAGAACTCGCAGCATACGCTGACACTGAGCCCACAAAAACATCAATGACCCTTTGCGGCGTTGTTAAAGCAGCAGGCATGGGCATGCCAATCCGTGAAAAGGACAAAAAGTACCTGATTAGCGAAATGAACGCCGTCATTGCGCCTGTACTTGCTGAGCACAAAGCAGCAGCAGAAGCAGCAAAGTTGATCGCTAAAGTTAAAGGGCAAACAGTGTATGCAGCACCTACGATCCAGGATCGCTTGGCTGAGAAAACAGCTGAGGTGATTGGCGAGATTGAAGGGCAAGTTGACAACATTTTCGCAAGCAAGCCCATGGACTTCAAAATCTATGACTTCCTTACAACTAAGGGAGTAGCACAGTCGCAAATTGGCAAAATCCGTGCAGTGTTTCAACGACAGATTGAAGAAATCACAGCATACGTTGAGGGCAAGGACGCCCAACTGAAGGAAGCGTATGCCCACTTGAAGAAAGCAGACTTGAAGCGCATTGGCGACTTTTACGTTAAGCTGATGGCTGACTTGGATAGCTATACGCAAGTTAAAAAGGCTGTGAAAAAAGCCCGCGTCAAGAAAGCAGTACCAGCAGTGAAGCTGGTGAACAAGGTTAAGTACATGAAAGAGGACAAAGCCCTCAAGATTGTGTCCATTAACCCAGCGCACATTGTTGGTGCTAAGGAACTGTGGTGCTTTGACACTAAGACCCGCAAGCTGATACACTATGTTGCTGATCAGTATGCGCTGGAGTTAAGTGTGAAAGGCACAACGATTCAGGGCTTTGATACAGTCAAGAGCATTGCTAAGACACTGCGTAAGCCTGAGGAACAGCTGAAAGAGCTGATGAAAGCGGGCAAGGTAGCATTGCGAACTTTTGTTAAAGACATCAAGGCAGTGGAAGTCCGCGCAACCGGGCGCATTAACGAGAACCAGCTACTGTTGAAAGTAGGTTGATGTGATAATCAAGTCAACTGTTGGCACGATAGCATGCTCCGAGTGTGGCAAAGCGCGGGCTGGCGATGCTGCACAATGGTGGCAGCTTGGCAAATATCATGGCATAACGGGATATTTTTGCAGCAAGTGTTACGAAAAAGTCAGTCACGATGCTTACGACAAGCCAAATGACCCCGCAGAATATTTGCTAATGCTGCTCAAGCACGGCACAAAGCAACCTTCTTAGTAATCTGTCCGATGGTGATAAATACATTATCACCATGGGATGGATTTTATGACAAGCACAATTGAAGGCTTAGAGACAGAAGTCAACAAAAAGACAGACATTATTGACTATATCAAGTTGCGACTTGGTCATCAAATGGTTGACGTAGAGCTGGACAAAGAGCACTACGACATGGCTATTAAGCAAGCGTTAGTCCGTTATCGCAGCCGTACAGAGCACTCAGTTGAAGAATCATACGCATTCTTAGAGTTGCTTGCTGATACACAAGAATACATCCTGCCAAAAGAGATTACGTCGGTTCGCCAAATATTCCGTCGCGGCGTGGGCGGGCTTTCCAATGCATCACAGTTTGAGCCATTCAGTTCAGGCTTCCTTAACACTTACATGCTGGTTGCTGGCCGTGTAGGCGGGCTTACAAACTACGAGCTATTTGTTGACTACCAAAAACTAACCATGACAATGTTTGGCGGCTACATCAACTTTACGTTTAACGAGTCCACTAAGAAACTCACTATCCAGCGTAAAATGACGGGCGCAAGCGAAAGCGTTTTGCTATGGGTTTACAACTACAAGCCAGATCAAGTTATTTTGAACGATACACGCTCATTCCCGTGGATACAAGACTACGCATACAGCATGGCAAAGCACATGTTGGGTGAAGCGAGGGAAAAGTTCGCAACAATCTCTGGGCCACAAGGCGGGTCATCACTTAATGGTACTGCGTTAAAAACAGAGGCAAAAGAGGAAATGGCATCACTGATGGACGATTTAGGCAAGTACAGTGACGGCAGCGTTCCGTTAACATGGGTAATAGGATAATGAGAGCCAAAGAATTTATAAAAGAAAGCTCTATTACTGCTGGCGCAGCAAGAGCATTGCCATCAACGTATGTAATGCCAGAGTTAAGAAGCCAAGATGCTTACACACAATACAGATTTGGTATGGCATTGGCAAGCGCACGAGCTAAAGCAAATGGCGAAGTATCAGACTTTACGGACGAAAGCTCTTTTGGTGAAAACATGGTAGTGGTCGCAAGATCCAAAGAAGAAGAGGAAACTTTGACCATGGCATTGTCACTATACGGCAAAGATAACGCAAAACGGTTAATATCTACGCCAAAATCACAAGAGCCAAAAGATACGCAAACCAAATCGCCAATGGTTGCGGCCAAACGCATTCAGCCAAAACAGTCATAACACTTGATCTTGCTTGTATGCTTTTATATAATAGAGCATACACGAGGTAAAGCATGAATATAGTTTCGATGAGTGGCCTGATTGGTTCTGGCAAAGACACAGTAGCGGAATATTTGATTACTCAGCACGGATATGAAAAAGAATCCTTTGCTAACAGTTTAAAAGACGCAGTAGCAGCAGTTTTTGGCTGGGATAGGGCGATGCTTGAGGGTGCTACTAAGGAAGCGCGGGAAATACGCGAAAGAGTAGACCCATGGTGGGCAAATAAAATGAACATGCCGCACTTAACCCCACGATGGGTGTTACAGTATTGGGGAACGGAAGTTTGCCGCCAAGGATTTGATGATCAGATCTGGGTAGCAAGTTTAGAAAAACGACTGCTTGACCACGGATATGGCAAAAACATTGTTATCAGTGACGCACGATTCGTCAACGAGCTCAACATGCTGAAGGGCATAGGGGCAATCACAGTATGCGTTTCGCGTGGTGAACTACCACAATGGTGGGATATTGCGTCCCAAGCGCACAGCAGCAAACATGCGATGGACTATATGCTGACGTCAGGCATACATAGGTCAGAATGGGATTGGGTTGGCTGCGACTTTGACGTAGTGATTAACAACAATAGAGGGCTTAGTGATCTCTACGACACAGTTAACATGGCTGTGCTTAAAAGTCCGGCCTTAGTTTAGATTTTGGTTTAACCCACGTGGCATTTTTTTGCGATAACTCAATGCTACAGTTAGCGCACACAGTTCGCAAGTTGAACCAGTCGTTGTTTTGCGTATTTTGATCAATATGGTGGACTGATGACTGTAGGTCAAACTTAAACTTAAAGTTACACTGCTCACATTTCTCCTTCTTCTTGTAACCTGAACGAACCCATCCAGCCGGCATGGGTTTTTTCTTCTTTCGGTAACATTGAGCACACTTGTTCCGGTGATACGTGCGCCCATACTTATAGTA